GAGTATTTTAGAAAATTGTTCAGTAATTGGTGTACCACTACCCGAATTACTTACAAAACGTTTAGGTATTACAGACGATAAAAATATTAAAAACTAAAATTTACAAAGCACTTAGTGATAGGGCTTTTTATTATTGGAGTTGATTAATTATGGCAAAAGAATATTTAGGAGAATGGAACGGTGTACCCGTATATACAGACTTTTTACCTTATGGAACAAGACGCACAGGGCAACCATTAGACACGGGTAGTCCTATTTTTGCAGTGTATCATGATACAGGTAATCCAGATAGTACAGCTCAACAAAATGTTGACTACTATAAAAATACTTACATGCAAGACTGGGCTTCTACTGCTTCAGCACACTTTTTTGTTGATGATGAAGAATGTATTATCTGTATTCCTTTAGATGAAAAAGCATGGCACGTGATTTATGATACGCCTACAGATAACTATTATTTTGGAGATGACGCAAATGATGCTGCATTTGGTGGAGAATTATGTTATTTCCCTGATGATAGAGAACAATCATTAAAAGCATTAGATAATTTCGCACGTGTCTTTGCAGTACTATTTGATTCATGGAATATTGACCACTTTAATAAAGCACCAGGTCATCAAGATATTCAAGATGATAAACGCGATCCAGGTAATGCACTTGAAGCGTGTGGTTATGGTCGTGATGAAATTGATGTGATTGATAATTTAGTACAACGCTATATTGATGGAGAAGATGTTGATACAGATACAGTTGTGAATCAACCTGAAGAGCATGACGAAATTATTGAAAAGAAACCAGTAGGATGTACACGTGTCAAAGTTTGGTCTGAAGAACCTTATTATAGAGGTACAATCAAATATGATGCGTCATTACGTGAACGTGCAGGTAGTAGCTTTGATAATTATAGCTTTGCGAGAGAAAAAGATGTACTTGAAGCGGGTGCAACAGTATACATTTATGAAGAAATTCAAGATCCACAAGGGAATATTTGGTGTAGAACTTATTCACCAAGTAATAACGGTTGGGTGCATAAGCATACTATTGAAGTAGAAGAAACTTATAAAGATTAAAATAGAGGGTAGCCAGTTTTTTGGCTACCCTTTTTTTATGTTTAGTTAATATATAAATGTGGAATAAAATAACAAAAGCGAAATAGGAGTGAAAATATGAAAACATATCGTCATTTCTGTTTGTTTTTATTAATGCTGCTT